TTATTTTATGATCAGGGCATCTGCTTGCGCAGAAGAGTCTGATATACGCGATGGGCTCCGCTTTTTTTGGACAGTTTCTGCATGGGAGTCGGAGTTTGTTGTTAGGGATTTATTCTCTTCCTTCTTTATCAAATCCTTTAAATGTTTCAATTGTTCTTCAAGCCGTCCTATTTCTCTCTCCAACTTTCGATTTTCTTCTTGTAGATCCTTATACATATAATAAGGTATCATGTTTTCTTGCTGTGGCGCACTAGCTTGTGTATTTAGCGAACTCTCATTTTTTAATATTACTTCTTCTCCAGTTAGAAGCCATTTTAAATCAATATCTACGCATTTTTCGTATATCAAATCCAAATTAAACGTATTTCGTGAATACCAACTAGCCAATGTTGTAGGAGGAATACCTAGAAAAGAAGCAAGTTTTGCATCACTTTTTAGCTTATAGAAAGCTTTAATTCGCTCTAAAATCTCTTTTTTATCTAAAAATCTACTCATAATTCGTATTTTTCAAAGAAAAAATTTTGTTTATACGCAAAATGCGTTTATATTTGCGTCAGGTTTAATATAAACCGCGCCAAATATAGCAATTTTAATCCAATAAATATTGAATATGGGACAAGTAATTAAGTTAGCCGCACAAGGCAAGAAGGAACTTGCTGTCGCCTTTAAAGTAACAATGGCCTATGTCGGACAGGTTTTGTCCGGTCAGAAGAAGGGTGGTAAAGCTCCGGCAATCTGGGAAGCCGCCAAGAAACGGAACGACAGTAAGCTGTACAATGTTGACGAAATCGTCAAGCATGAAACAGTCAAAATACTCGACAACAAGGGTAATGTGAAAGCGGAACGTACTAATTAATAATGTATTATTATGGAAACACTGAACAACAACCAGCAGACAACAGGTCTGCAATTCTTCTCCGATGAGGATATCAATGCCAACATCAGAATGCTGATGATCGACGAAAGCCCGTGGTTTGTAGGCAGGGATATTGCACTTTCGTTAGGTTATAATGACCCTGTATCAGCAATTACGCAACACGTTGATAATGAGGATAGGGTAAAACACCCTATCCCTGATAATCAGGGATTTATGCAAACCACGACAGTTATCAATGAAAGCGGCATGTACGCCCTTATTTTCGGATCCAAGCTGCCGACGGCTAAAGCATTCAAAAGATGGGTAACTAACGAGGTTCTCCCCTCCATCCGCCGTACCGGCGGCTACTCCGTTCGTCCGGCACAGCGTCCGACGCTTCCTGCGCCCAAGTACCGTCCGGACTTCATCGAATGGAAACAGGCTGTGTGCCGTTATCTCAATCGGAATGACCTGAAAACGGTCGCCGCCAACATGAAAGTCACCTACTCCCATGTATGCAAGGTGTATTCCGGCAACACAATGAGCCGCCGTATAGCCGACAGGCTGACGAAGCTGGCCATATCCCACAAGAACAAAGGCATCATATATCCCGAACCTGTTCCGGTGTACAGACAACTACTGATAGAATGGGAGGAACAGGGATGATTACTTATACGATGGGTATCAACCTTGAATACCTGAGGATCGTGATAACGATCTGGCGTGAATACGGGATGATCTGCCCCATCATCATTCCCAAGGACCAGGACGCCGAAGGGGCGGTGATGGTGAAGATAGGACCGACAACCGACATGAAGGTCGCGGAGATGGTCGACAAGATATGGGACATAGCCGGCGCGAAGCGTCTGGTCAAGGAAATCGAAAAATAAGAGAATATGAATGATGTAAAATTACCGTTAATCACTACCCCGGTGGGGGTTGGCTATAATAATGTAAATGTGTTTAGAAACCCATTAGGGGATCTGCAGATCCAACAGGCAGTACCGTCGCTTGGCCTTGACGGGACATTTTTTTTAAAAGGTGAAATAACAAATGACGCCGGAGAGGTCCGGATGATCAGAAAACATAAACTGATAAAAATTGAAAGATTATGAAGAAACTGACAGCAATTTTGAAAGGCTGCAACCTTGTGGACAAGTTGTTCAGCCTGCGTGAGAAAGAGATCAACCGTAAGATCGAGGGAGCCAAGGACGATTGCGAGAGACGCAAGGCCGAGGCGGAGATCAAGTATGAGAACTATTGCAAGGAACTGGGTGAGAAAGATGTAGACTACCGGCGCATCATCAACGGAATGCTTGAATGCAAGCAGGAGATAATGGACGCCGACGAAACGCTCAAGGTGATTGCGGAGGTGGAAGCGGACCTTCAGTCCGAGGCCGAGCTGGAGGAAGAGAAAGAAAAATAGTTCATACAACCGGTAATAGATTGAATTTTAGTTAGACATTCCGTCCCGGTTCGTGACGGATAGGGACGGAGATTTAAAAACAATTTTATAAACCAAATAAACGATGAAAAAGAAAAAAGCTATAAGAACACTGATCGAGATTGATGAAGTGTTCCAGAATGTAGAGCCCGGACATTTTTTCGTAGTAAGAATCTTCGGCATTCCGATAGCACGGTTCAACCAGATGGCACGGAATGTCGAAGAAGATGAGGAAGACGGAGATTAATGTTTATCTAGCAGTATAGGAGCGAATTTATGGGTTTGAAGAATCCCCCCTTTGGACAGCCATATACATTCGACTTCCTGAATGTCAGGATATTCACCGGTAACACTTTTAACAGTCATTCTGAACCGGTCTTTAGCGTATTTGTCTTCGCTTTTGAGATATACCACATCTCCTACTTCAAATTTAACAGGCTTTACTTTAGGCATGATATATAAATTTTAATTACACAGCTACAAATGTAGCAAAACTGCTCCGGTCTGCGACGGATAGGAGCAGAAATTTAAAAACAATTTTATAAACCCTTAAAAATGATTTGCAATGAAAACATTCAGAATAATCCATATAGTGGCCGCTGGCATCGGCCTTGTGGTAGTGCTCAGACTGGCGGACAATCTCCGCCCCACCTTCAACGAGAACCTTGCCGCCTCGGTCCTTGCAGTCGTATGCTGCCTTTCCCTTATCGGACAAAGGTATTACAGGGAGGAAAAATAGGACCGCGGTCAGGGAGCCGGAAGGCGGCCCGCGTTTCCGGTCCGACGCCGGAAACCGCACAAGGTTAAACAATAAAACGGTTGATATGGCTGTAATCTATAATGACAAGGTATGTATCTACGCCAACGAGCTGATCATGTATGATCCGAAACGTAAGGTGGGCTCCGAGAAGGGCTTCCTCCCGATAGGAACATACAAAGGGAAAGTTTCTAGAAAGCAGATTGCTATTGCTCGTCGTGCCAGCCTCAGACGTCCCGCCCTGGTGGAGTTCGACTCGCTGGAAGTATACATACAGCAATTATACATCAAATATTACGGTGATCCCCATGAGGATGTCGAACGTGCCGCCACCAGTCCGCTTGAGAGGGCTGTAGGGTACAACGAGGCCGCCTACTCCTTCTTCACCACCTACAGGGACGGTGCGGGAAAGCCACTCAGACCGGAGAAAGTCACGCTCTATACGCTCCAGGCACGTGTCCTGGATGCAGTCATCCGGCTGCGCGACAGCAATGCGGAATGCGGTTTCGGACGTGGCGGATCCCGTTTCAACGTATGGGACAGGCTGAGTGAGATGGTGAACGATCTGCTGAAAGTGCGGGACAGCAAAGGCAACACCCGCTATCCCCACAAACTTCCTTCGACGGGAAAGACGCTCAAACGTAAAGTGGACCAGTATGAGGCGGAAGGCTTCATCGCTTTGGTGCACAAGAACAAGGGCAACACGTCCGCCGCCCTGATACGGGACGAAGAGGACGAGGCGATCATGCACAAGCTGCTTTCCCAGCATATGAACTTGAATAACGCACAGATCATGGAACAGTACAACAAGATAGCCTCCATATTGGGGAAACCGGAAATCAAGAGCCCTGTCACGGTGGACAGGTACCGGAAGATGATGGAATCCACCACCCTGGGGCACCAGCGCGGTACCGCCGCGCTGAGGAACTCCCTCGAGATGCAGCACAAGCGCGAGGCTCCGAAGACCGCCATGACCTATTGGACACTGGACGGATGGGACGTGGAACTGGTCTACCAGAAGAGGCAGCCGGTGGACAAAAAGGTGGACGGCGAGACAAGGACTTACAAGAAAACCACCTACCACAACCGCAAGACCATCGTGGTTGTGCTGGACGCCTGCGGCAAGTACCCGATAGGATACGCCGTCGGCGACCATGAGAGCCCGGCATTGATACGCGAGGCGTTGCGCAACGCCATCAAGCACGCCCGGGAACTGTTCGGTGCACGGTACAAGCCGCTGCAGTTGCAGAGTGACAACTACCAGAAGGGGGTGATGGTTCCGTTCTATGAGGCGATGACGGTGCACTACATCCCCGCCGCGCTCCACAACGCCAAGGCCAAGATCATCGAGCCCTACTTCAATTATCTGAACAAGACGTACTACCAGCTGGAGAAGAACTGGAGCGGGGTGAACATCAACAGCAAGCGCGGCTCCCAGCCCAATATAGAGATCCTGAACTATAACCGCCACCTGATCCCCGACGAGGAGGGCGTGCTGGCGCAGATACACGGTATCATGCAAAGGGAGCGGGCCAAGAAGCTGGAGGCGTACATGGCCGCATGGGAACGCACCCCCATGGAACGCCGGATGCCGTTCTGTGATGAGGAATACCTGTTTCTTATGGGCGACACGACGGGGCGCACCAACCGGCTCACCGGCAAGGGGCTGCTGATCGAGCTCTTCGGGGAGAGGATCAATTACGAGAGTTTCAACATGGAGTTGCGCAACCATTTCCACGAGGACTGGTCCGTGCACTACGATCCCGACGATCTGTCGCAGGTGCTCATCGTCAATGCCGAATCCACCAAAGGGCACCGGCTGGCAAAGGAAACGGGGGATCTGAAGTTCCTCATGCAGCGTGACATGAAGACACCGATGGCCCTGATCGACCAGAAACCCGAACATTTCGAGCACCGCAGGAAGGTGGACGAGTTCAACCGGCAGTTCGAGCGGCGGTATGTGGCCAGACAGGAGCAGGTGGACGAGGTGATAACCGCCATGCAGGAGCGGAACCCGCTTCTCAAGAGCAACAGCCTGCTGGACCGCGCCCTGCTCACCGACAGCCGGGGACGGCACAAGGACCGCAAGTACGAGGCGCGCGGCCAGACGGTGGAGGACGTGGATTTTGAAGAGATTGCGCCCGGACCTCTCAGGGTTCCGTCCCCTCTTGCGGATGACGATTACGAATGGGACGACGCCGACATGAATTTTTCAAGATGATTTAATAACACTTAAAAAACAGCATAATTATGGATAAGGAAGCATTGAAACAGTACATAGAGAATTTGATAGCCCGTGGTTCAAAACCTTCAGAACTGGCCCGTCGCTGTGGCGTGTCCGACGCGGCGATGTCCCAGTTCCGTTCCGGCAAGTACGGTGCGAATGACGACAACCTGGCGGTCAGGATCGCCACAGGCCTTTATTTCTATGAGAATTCCCGCAATGTGGTTGATACCGTAACCTCTTACCGGCAGGTGAAGCGGGCGTTCGAGGTTGCCAGGGGAAAGAGCAAATGGGTATGTGTCAGCAGCCGCAGCGGAAGCGGAAAGACCCAGTCTCTGATCGACCTGTACAATCTGTGCGGTGACAAGGGGGTTGTATATATCAAGTGCCGCAAATGGAGCAGCCGCAAGTTCCTTACCAAACTGGCGCAGGCCATGGGAGAGAATGTGACGCGCTATATGGATAATGACAGCCTGCTGGACCTGTGCATCGCGCACATGAATTCCCTGTCCTCCTATAAGCCTGTCCTGCTGATCGATGATGCCGGCAAGCTCACGCATTCGGCCATGTGCACGCTTATTCCCCTGTATGATGACACGCTGGGGCGCATGGGGTGTCTGGTGGCCGGCACGGAGACTCTGGAGCGCAATATCAGGCGGTATGTGGGACGTATCGAAGGGTATGACGAGATAGACGGGCGTTTCGGCCGCAATTACATCACCCTTCTGGGCGCTACCAAAAAGGATGTCATCGCCATCTGTATGGCCAACGGCGTGCAGGACAGGGAGACGGCGGAAGAGATATGGGGAAAACTTCCCAAGGTCAAGAAGCAGCCGCGTGAGGACGATCCCCGCCAGGTATTGTTCGCCGATGACCTGCGCGAGCTTTCGGGAATGATAGACAATGTGGTAATCAGACAGGAAATCAGTAACGGAGGAGCAGGCTTATGATCAGGTCATTGTCGTTTGACAACATATTGAACAAAAAATACGAATACATCCCCTTTTCCAAGGATTTCATGGATGCCTTTGGAAAGAGGCAGAAATCCGGGGCGTGGATCGTATACGGCAAGTCCGGACAGGGAAAGACCTCCTTCACCTTCCAGTTGGCCAGGGAGTTTGACCGTATCGGCTACAAGGTGCTGTTCATTTCCCTTGAGATGGGTGTCGAGTCCGATTTCAGGGACTCCCTGCTCGGATTCATGAATTCGTCAAGGAGCGGGATGCTGTTCTGGGACGAGGTCCCCACTTTTGATGAGTTTGACGAATTTCTCGGGAAACAGAGATCCCCGGACGTGGTCATCATCGACTCCCTGCAGAGTCTTGAAGGCGAGATGGACGTCACCGCCAAACAGCTGGTCGAGCTCAGGAAGAAATACAGGAAGAAGATATTCGTATACATCTCCCATGTGGAGGGGAAGGAGGTGCAGGGGACGGTGGCCTACAGAGTCAAGAGGGACTGCTTCTCCCGCATAGAGGTGAACGGGTTCTGCGCCCGGTACATGAGCCGTGGTGTTCCCGGTCCGAAAGGATTCTATGTGGTCTGGAAGGAGGGCTATGAGAGATGCTGGCTCAGGAACAGTGACGAACCATTTAACAGCAATAGCAATGAACAAGACAATTGAATTACCCGCGACAAATGCCCAGAAGCGGTGCATACACCGCCTCAGACGGCAGTTCGGGCTGGACGAGGATGAATACAGGCATCTTGTCCGGCAGTTCAGCGGCGGACGGACAACAACGTCCGCGGAGTTGTACAAAAGCGAGGCCGCAAGGCTGATCGGGACGCTGCTCGATCCCGACAGGAGAAAGGATCCGGAAAGACGGGAGAAGCTGGCGCTGGTCAAGGCCATTTACGCCGTGTCGATGGATATCGGTTTTCTCAACAGGAGCTACCGAAGCGACAATCCCGTGGAGGTCGAGATGAACAAGGCGAAGATCACCTCCTTCCTGAAGAGCCACGGAGGATGCAGGAAGCCGGTGTCAAGCCAGAACCTGGAGGAACTGAAGGCCACACTGAAACAGCTGAAGGCCATAAGACGGAAGGAGGAGGTATGAGAATGAAGCACCTTGTGTATGCGATATCCGCCCTCTCGGCTTTCACGGGCATGATAGTTAATGATGACTTCTGGGCGAAAACATGGTCACAGAACGCCATGTTATGGATTCTGGTAGCATGGATAAACGATAATAACAATAACAATGATGACAATGGAAAAGACGAAATTCGAAAAGGAATGTGCTGATATGTGCGATGCCTGCCGGGCTAAAGGACATAACATCTGCCGGAACGATGTGGATACCGAACTGGTAATGTTCGCCCGGTGTGGGCTGTGCGGGAAGGTGTTTTGCGAACACAACAGCTATTTGACAGAAGACCGCCTCTGCTATGAATGCCAGACGGCCATAAAGCAGAACGTTGACTGCAACGAGGAGATAATCGACCCTGATTTATTCAGGAATTTATTCACTAATAAATAAGAACAGATATGGATATCAAGAATTTATCTGAAAAGGAACGTGAGGCCCTGCTAAGCAAGCTGCAGGCCGAAAAGAAAAGAAAGGACGGGGACCGAAAGAAGAACTACCAGAAGCTGCGTGCCAGATTCCTCGCCTCTGTGGAGAGGAAGCTCCGCAAGTATATCAAGGACGGCCAGGAGTTCAAGGAATGGCTCCGTAAGGAAGCCACCGCCTACTATGACCAGCTGAAGGAGTACGGCGGCCTGAAACGTGACGAGCAGCTCGGGTTCGAGGTGAAGAACGACACCTTCAAGGTCTCCGTCAAGGGGAACCGGGTCAAGGGCTTCGACGAGAGGGCCGACGTGGCGGAGAAGCGCCTAGTGGACTACCTGAACGCATGGATCGGCAAGAAGGGCGATGACGGGCGCAACCCCATGTACAAGCTGGCCATGTCGCTGCTCCAGCGCAACGAGGCCGGGGATCTTGACTACAAGTCCATCTCCCGCCTGTACGAGCTCGAGGATGACTTCAACGACCCCGAATATTCGAAAATCATGCGGCTCTTCCGTGAGAGCAACGTGGTGGAAGGCACGGTGATCCGCTTCTACTTCGAGGAAAAGGACGGAAACAATCAATGGAAAAGAATAGAACCCTCATTTAACAAGATGTAAATTATGATGCACAATTGGTTTGAATGTTCCATCCGCTACGAGAAGGTGGCGGAGAACGGCATGAACAGGAAAGTAACGGAAGCCTATCTGGTCGATGCGCTCAGCTTCACGGAAGCGGAAGCCCGTATTATTGAAAAAATGAACTCGTATATCAACGGTGTATTTACAGTTTCGAACGTCAAACGCGCCGGTTACAGCGAACTGTTCCCCTCTGAGGAAGATGCGGCCGACCGCTGGTTCAAGTGTAAGCTGTTCTTTATCACGCTGGACGAAAAAAGCGGAGCGGAGAAAAAGACCCCCACTACCGTACTGGTACAGGCTTCCGACCTTCGCGATGCCGTAAAGAAGCTGGACGAGGGGATGAAGGGCACGCAGGCGGACTATGTCATCGGCTCGGTGGCCGAGACCGCCATTATGGATGTCTATCCCTACACTGCTGATGTGAAACCTGAATTCTCCGGCGATGATAAGAAGGAAGTTTGACCATCCCCATGTAGTCCTGTGCCGCACATGCTGCGGCCGGGGCTTTCTTGAGAACCTGGACGAGCTGACGGACACCGTAAGTACCGTTACCTGTCCCGGCTGCGAAGGGAGCGGACGTGTGGTCGTATCCTCCGTTACCCTTACCACCGTGGAGCCTTATGATCCCGAATCCCCCAATCTCGCGATGTATGGAAAAGGACGGAATGAATGAGTACCTGCTGCTCTCCGTGGAAAAATTGGAGAGTCTCAAATCCGCGATGGAGGAGATACTGGATGAATCAAGACTCCGGTGCCGGGAGGGCTGGCATAAGCGTGACAGGGCGTTCCGTCCGCAGAGTTTCAGGAAAAGAACCACCTGGCACCGCATAAGGAGCCGGTGCTTTTAAAACAGATTTAAGAACCTTTTAAAAACAATCTTATGAACCTGAGAAAAGACAACAAGAAAAAGAAACCGATGCAGCTTATGCTGGACGAGATCTCCGGAATGACGGGCGTCTCGCAGGAGATGATCCTGTCCCGGATGATATCCAGGAACATATCCGATTCAAGGATGCTGTTCTGCTATATGGCGTATGAGGAAGGGTATCTGTTCCGTGAGATAGCCTCCTTCCTGAAGATATCCAGATGCAGGGCGACAACCGCGTATTATGATGTGAGACTGAGAAAGGAAAAGTTCCGCCCGATCATTGCAAGGCTGGCCGGATGCGGAACACCGGACTTTCCGCCAATGGGGAAGGAACATCAACCGGGAAAAAAACAAATGGACATCCTATGAGAACAACAGATAAAAACAAACGGTATCCCATTCCGGAATTCCACTATGAGATAAGCAGGAATGGTGAATTATGGAACACCAACACCGGAAGACTGATAAGACTCGGTTCTGACGGACGTTACTTGGTAAGAAAACAGAAGCGTCTGTATCGGTTCTCTGTGAGCAGGCTTCTGTATTCGGTTGAGCATGGGGTATCCCCTGATTCCATAAAAGGGATAGTCATTATGACGAAAGATAAAAAACCGGTTCTGACGACACGCTCGTATTATTGCAAGAAAGTCATAATACCTTTCAGACACGATTCTTCCCAAGGAGATCTGGTCCAACGCTATCGCGAGGCTATCCGTATAGCCGAAGTCATGATAGGCTTTTATGAAGAAGGTAATATGGAGGAGATGGTGTCCGTTTTTACCATTTACGAATCAAAGGTCAAAGACTATATGTCTTCAGGAGGATTCACCAACAGCCAGGATGTTGTAAAGGAAGCGTGGCAAAGTATCATCACCCGTGTAATATCAAACATAAGTGAAAAGAAACTGTTCACAATTGATCCTTACAATTATCTCCGCTGGTGTGTACGCAACTATTTCAAAGAAAGGAAAAGGGAGCGTATGGTATTGGTCGGGACACCGGAAAGGAGAAAAGGGCAAATGACCTATGATGAGATTATGGAAATGTTATGATTCAAAACTATTTAGAAATGAGTGAATTATATATACCGCCTGAGCGATTTGAGAGAGACTTAATTACCGGACGATTTTTAAAAGGTTGTATTTCTCGCAACAAGGGTCGTAAAATGGTTTATCATTCAAAACGTTCCAAGGCCAGAAGTTTAAAAAATCTGTCTAAAGGACGTGGGGCTTGGCATAAGACTGGTGCAGGCATGAATAAAAAGAGCGTTGTTTTGATAAAGGATGAGAAATTATGTGGAGTATTCCCTTCGATACAAACGGCTGGTAAGATGATTGGCGTGGCTCCTTCTTTGATCAGTGCTATATGTCGGAAAGTAAGAGGCAAACATACGGCTAATGGATACAGATGTTTTTTCGAAGATAGCAATGATTGGTATAATTTAATTAAACAAGATTATGAATAATGACAGGCAGAAGATATTAACTGATTATATTTCCTACTTATACACAACAGGCAGAACTTATGATACTGTCGGGAAATATATCAAATATGTAACGGATTTTCTTGAACGTACTGAAGATGTCAATCGTCGTGGCTATTTGGTTTATAAACGTGAAAATGCAGATGTCATGGTGCGTCATTCGCTAATGTGTTCAGCTATATGCGATCTATTGTCTTTCCTTAACATCGGATATGGAAGGAGGGATAAGACGGTAAAGCCACTGGAAAAACTTGATGTCATTTCGGATAAGAACAAGAAACAACTTAATGATTTCATTATATGGCTGACTGACAACAATGATTACTCTTCTCATACAGTTTATATATATTACACATCCATGAAGAAGTATTTCGAATACGCCAATGAGGTAAACATGGATAATTGCAGGAGGTTTATAAAAAGTCTTGAAGAAGAAAAATTATCTCCCGCTACCATCCGTTTGCGAATTACAGCGATCGAAAGATTTTCCAAATGGCTGAAGAAGCCTATAGAACTGAAGCGTCCCAAAATAAAGCGCAAGCTTGATGTGAACAATGTGCCGACCGAGGAGGAATATAACCGGCTGTTGGAATATCTCAAGGCAAAAAACAACAAGGATTACTATTTCTTTATTAAGGTTTTGGGAACAACGGGCGCCCGTCTGTCGGAATTCCAGCAGTTTACGTGGGAAGACATCATATCCGGGGAAGTGACATTAAAAGGAAAGGGTAACAAGTACCGTCGATTTTTCTTTCAAAAACAGCTACAGCAAGAAGCAAAGGTTTACGCTAAAGAATATGGTAAAACCGGGATTTTTGCGGTAGGGAGATTCGGCCCGATCACACAGCGTGGCTTTTCCCAGCACTTGAAAGCATGGGGAAAACATTGCGGCATTGATCCAAGGAAGATGCACGCACACGCCTTTCGCCATTTTTTCGCTAAGATGTTCCTGAAAAAAAACAAAGATGTTATTCAACTGGCTGACCTTCTAGGTCACGGGAGTGTAGACACAACTAGAATTTATTTACAGAAAAGTTATGATGAACAAAAAAAAGATTTTAATCGAAACGTTACATGGTAGTGTAGCGCAGCTCAATGAACTGTCATCCATGACCGAAGGGATAGACGTCTATGACGAGACCGGACATGTTGATACAAAATTTCTCATGGAAGCGCTATCCTGTGTCAATGCCTTCGTGAATGCGAGCAATACGGTTGTTCAAAAAATATCTTCACTTTTAGCGCCGGACGCTTCAACGGACGAAAAGAAGAAACAGGCTGATGAAGGCAAAAAATGGAGCGTGGAAGAGATATTGAAACATTGTACTCTTGAGAACAATATCCTCAAACTTCCTCAAGTTCAATTTAATAAAAAATCTTATGCCGAAGCAAAGAAGTGGATAGAAGAAGCCGGAGGCTCATGGCAAGGTGGGAAGATACAGGGTTTCACATTTCCTTTTAATCCGGAACGTGTGTTTTCCATACTGAAAGAGGGTAAACGGTGCAACCTACAGCAGGATTACCAGTTTTTTGAAACTCCGTCTGATGTTGCCGACTGGCTGGTTATGCTTGCCGGAGGGATACATGAGGATGATACGGTACTGGAACCGAGTGCCGGGCGTGGCGCGCTTATAAAAGCAATCCACCGGGCTTGTCCTTCTGTAATGGTTGAATGTTATGAGCTGATGCCGGAAAACAGAGAATTTCTTCACACCCTTAGCAACGTAATATTGCTTGATGAAGATTTTACCAAAGACAGTGTAGGTAGTTATACTAAGATAATTGCAAATCCTCCGTTTTCCGGTAATCAGGATATAGAGCATGTCAGGCTTATGTATGAACGCTTGGAAGAAGGCGGCACGCTTGCAGCAATAACCAGCCAACACTGGAGATTCGCTTCAGAAAAGAGATGTATTAATTTCCGCAACTGGCTGAAAGAAGTACATGGAGAAGTGTTTGAAATCAGCGCAGGCGAGTTTAAAGAGAGTGGAACGACTGTTAGTACAATGGCGGTAGTTATAAAAAAATAATTCAAAACTGAAGATATATGAAACAGACATTGGAAGAAGCAGCAAAGCAAGAGCTTATATCAAGCTATGCAATAGTAATTGAAGGTGAATTAGTCTATCAAAGGCAAGCAATGCTGAATATGTTTAAGAAGGGTGCAGACTGGCAGTCCAAGCAATCTCCGTGGATAAGTGTTAAGGAACGGTTGCCGGAGGAAGGAAAGCCTGTATTAATAAGACTTAAAGATAGTGTTATTAGGCTTGCATGTTATGATATAGAAGAAGATAGCAATATATACTTCTGGAATGACAATTACTCCTATGAAACATTCCGACCTTGGGATGTTACTCATTGGAGAGAAATCCCGTCTTTCGATGAAATATTAGAAGCAAATAGGGATGTACTTGAACGGATTAAAGAGAAAGGAGATTGAGATATGAAATTAAGACAAGCAAAAAAGATAATGAAGAATATCCGTAGAAATGTACGCATGGAGTATTTATACGGATTAGGACGCTCGATGAAGGCAAATGCTATTTGCGTTAGACACTATGGTAGAGTGGACAAATTTACAAAGCTAATCAATCAAATAGGAGATAAAGACCCTCTATTAGCAATTAAATTAATTAGACAATATGGAAATAAAGAACGTAGGACAACTTAGAAAAATAATTGAGAATCTTTCCGATGATTACGAAATAGAGATGCGTATTAGACGCAAATTGACGGATGAAGAATTGAAAAATTGCAGATACCCTTACCCTTACGATACAGAGTATTTAACTCTGGAATTTGACGATATAGGCGTTTCTGACAAAGTATTGTGCTTGGGTGTAACTTCTAATGAATGAACGGTATGGAAATAAAGAATGGAATAATAATTGACGGAGTGCTGCATGAATTGAAGGAAACGAAACGTAACGATTGTTCAAAATGTTCATTACGCGATTGATGAAAAAAAGAATAAGAAATAAAATGATGAATAATCCCGGAAGGTATAAGCTACATCAGTATTTGAAATATGCTCACCAATGGGCGGATACAGTCAGCTATAAATGCCGGTTATATTTGATATTGGATAATGGGAAAATAGTAAAAACCGATTAATAACAATAATTTGATATGAATAAGATAAAATTAGAAATTACTTCTGAAGGATGGGAGACTACCGTAATTATTAACGACAAAGAATTTAAAGAAAAGCATATTGCAACCGTATTTGGCTCGGAAGGAGCTGAAGGGAATTTTGAAAGCGAAGAGGATATACCGGAAGAAGTTTATGATGCTTTGAATAGCTTCTTTCCTTTTGAATGTATGCAGGCATTGCAGAATGTTGAATCATAACTGAATAGAAATGAATAAGATTATAGTCATAAAGAAAGAGAAACCTATCTATCAATTAGATGGGCTTCCAGGAGTAAAAAGACGTAAGGTTGATGCGTATCTTATCAATGATACAAGTGATATTGAACCAACTCTTGAACTGGGATATGCGTGTACTGCTGCTGGAGATAATGGAGCCATAAATGTTTGGAAGGATGATGCAGGAATAATTCGCGGTGAATTAATGCGGTATTGTGTAACTGTTGAAAAGAAAACGTTCACTAGCTATGTAGAAGTGGAAAAATGTGTTAGCGATTGGCTTGAAAGAATTAACTAATAACAGATATAGAAATGAATTAAATAGCCTTGGACGGGCTTTGTAAAATCCATATTGATATGAAAAAGTACATTGGAACAAAATTAGTTCAAGCCACACCAGCAATTCGCAAGGGTGGAAAAATTTATCTACCTACTGATGCTATTCCAAGAACAATGGAACCAGTAGAAGAAGGTTATAAGGTGGTGTATGAAGACGGTTATGAAAGCTGGTCCCCTAAAGATGTCTTTGAGAAGGCTTATCACGTGGCTGATACCCCTCTTGACCGTATGTATATCGAATATAATGAGTTGATGGACAAACATAATAAGTTAGTCCTGTTTCTTGGTCGAAAAGATGCTGTTGAAATAGCTGGTGAAGATCAGGTTGCTTTAATGGAGAGGCAAAAAATACAGATGCACGACTATCTTATTACCTTGAAAGATCGCATTGAATTAATGAAGAAATGAATATTGCCATACGGTGGTTGAATGTCTGCCGTATGGCTCAAATCCATTCAGATATGAACAAGTCAAAAGAATATATTAAAAGTGAGAATTTTGTGGTAGTCAATCCCGACTACCCGGTTATCGCAAAAGAAGATGCTCTTAAAGCTCTTGCAATGGCAGAGGAAGAAATGAAACGGAAAGCCATCGAAGTTCTTTCCTCTGTTTTGGATAACTGGGTGCATGGTGGTGACGCAGACTGTATCATTGCGGAGTTTGAGGAAAGATTAACTATAGGATAAAAACAGAACGGGCGCCTGTGGCATACAATAATATGCGGGGGCGCCCGTTGTCAATGAGAAGCTATCGTGTTTCTTTCCGCAGTCTTTCCCTGACCTGCCGCTCCGTGAATCCGAATGCCGCGGCGAACTGTTTGAATTTCTCCTTCTGCCCGGAGGGGAGAAGGGAGTACAGGCTTGAGAACGGCGTGCCGCCTTCCAGCGCTTTCCTGATTTCTTTCTTTTTCATATAAGTTCCTTTATCTGTTTCTTACAACATTCACAATCACACAGCAGCAACCTGGCCTTGTCGAACATCTTCTGTCCTATATTGCCGGACAGGTAGCATATCTCCTCGCCCCACGGGTCGATCCCCAGTGCCTTTGCCATGTGCGCTTCCAGGTGCTTCCTCTCATGGTCATAGGAGTTCTGGAACTCGGCGGGTGACGATGTGATCCCTATTACCATGACCGTCTGCCTTGTGCTGTAGTTGGAATAGGTGAGTCCGGTGTCCGGTTTGCCGGAGGACAGGTTCCTGTACGCCGTTTCCAGATCATCCCCGCGGCAGCCTATGTCATAGAGTCTGCCAATGATCTCGTCGGTGTAGTAACAGTCCACGGCATAGTAGACCGCCACCTTCCAGCCGTATTCCTCTATGTCAAACCGCTGGCGGATCATAACATCTCGTCCCATTCCACCGGTTCCCCGGCCCTTGTCATTTTTGCATACCACATGCACATGACCATGCCTTCCGGAGCGTCATAGTCATCTATGATATCCTTGACGTAAAGCGCCAGATGGGGCTCGTCGGCGATGGAGGACTTGAAACAGTCCGCCTTTGCCTGGTTGGCCACGTATACATAGTCATATAATGTGTTGTTCTCCACCCTGACCCCGTTCTTGGCCAGAAGTTCGTCCACCTTGTCCTTGGTCATGGGTTCGATCTTCTCGCTTTTTCCGGTTGCCGGGTTCATCCTGCGCATGAGCGACACGGCGAAGTCGCACAGCTTTTTGTTGAAGTGCCAGCCGTTATGCCGGAGGTACGCCGTCAGCTCCTTTGGCCGGTCATCGTATATGTCCAGAGGTTCCTTTGTCCTGTTCATAGTCTTCTTGTTAGCCGGGACGGGGGAATCCTCCGTCCCGGCGGGTTAAACTAACGGTATCTTGAATAGCGTCCTGTTCCGGGCACTCCGCGGCGCTGGCCCATCGAGCCGCCGCCATAACGGTTCCCGTATCCTCCGCCGTATCCGCCACGGTTTCCATAACCGCCACGTTGTCCCATGTCGTCATACTCGTCATAGTCATCGTAGCCGTCGTCGCGCTGTCCCATGCCGCTCCCTTCCGAGAGTTCCTCAATGCACTGCATGAGCTTGCCGCCATACTTGAGCATTTTTTCGGCATAATCGGACATTCTCTCGACCTTGCTGTCTTCTATCTCGATCATCATCATACTTGTTGTTTTTTAGAATTGTTCGTACTGGGCCTTTCCGCCGGTTTAAGCAGTTCGGCCATCATGGCCTTCAGCTCGGATATCTCCTCCCTGAGAGCCTTGTTTTCCGCCTCCTGTCTCTGCCTTTCGGCAAACTCGGGATTCAGTATCTCCATCATCTTGCCGCAGGCGTCCACTATGGCACGGTGGTGGTCTATGCTTCTGAGTATCTCCGCGGACCTGTTCCTCATGGCCGCCACCTCGGAGTTCATCGACTCCCTTGACCCGGATATGACCATGTTCCCGCCTCCGGGGAAATTCGCGTCGGCGATGTCCGCCCCCGCGGGTATCTTCTGGAACGTGACGGTCTGTTCGCCGACCTTGACGGTGATGTCCACCACCATCTTCATCGGCTGGCCGAACATCACCGGCTGTGTCCCGTCCGGGACCGGGTTGGATACTCCCGCAATGGCGCCGACCTCCACATAAGGCGTCCCGTCCTTATGGAGTATGTAAAACTGGCTGTTGACTCTTAAATTCTGGAAAGGCATAATTGTTTCTCTTTAAATGGAGGGATTCCTCCCTCCTTGTTCTTAAACTACTCCGGTCATTATCTGCAGGGTGTTTGTCGTCCTGTCGAACCAGAACTCGAACACTCCCGTACCGGGGATGTCGGCTGCCGTCAGCGCTTCCCCGTTGTACTTGGTCACGGCCTGTGTCACCCCGTTTGTCTCGAACAGGACCGGCAGCGTCCCGGTTGTTCCTGTGGGAACGGCCTGCGCCAGGTCAATGTAGATGGTCCCCCTGTACCATGCGTTCACAAAGGCATGGTTGGGAAAGGAGAACACCACATTGTCGGTATTGACCGTTACTCCCGAGGTTGATATGGCCGCAGAACCCCTGCGGTTTACAAATTGGAAAGGATATACTGCCATAATAGCCTCCTTCCTCAATTAACCCCAAAAGCCATTACCGGCGGCGTAAGGATTGAAGCCGTATCCAAGACCGTATTGGGCCGCCACACAGGTGGGGATTCCCACAACCGGGCTGTACGGCACCTTGGCCACTTCGGGCTGGTTGCACTCGATCTTCGCCAGACGGGCGCTCAGATCACCCAGCGCGGCGTTGACAGGCGCGATGGTCTGTGCGGACACCTGTGCGAAATACGCGTTCTGGTGCTCCTGCGAGAGCTGGTTGACGAGCGTGCTGTTCTTTTCGCGCAACGAGTCGATCTTGTCAAGCAGCGCCTGGTTCTGCATGGCGTCCAGCTTGCTGATGATGGCGTTGGTGTTGGCCGTACCGGCGTCACGCAATGCGAGCGTGTTCTGGTTGGCCGTGTTCACCAGTGCGTTTGTCTGGTTGCATACGGACAGCTGGTTCTCGTAGCCCATTTTGGTGATGTTCTCGTTTGTCTGGCAGCAGCACTGGCAGATCTGCGACTGGATGGCGTTGTTGCCCTGCATGATCGCGGTGACGATCTGGTTGGTGTTCATGCCCATCTGGTTGCCGATGTTGCATATCTGCATGCCAAGACCGTTTATGGCGGCCTGTACGGCGTCCGAGGAAGTGTTCAACGCGGTGGCCAGGCTTTGGATGTCGTATCCGTTGCGTTGTACGGCCTGCATGATCACGGCGGTGTTCGCGTCGTTCTGCACGAAGGGGACCACGCCGCCCTGTCCGTTGCCCATCATTCCGCCACGGGCGCCGCCGAAACCTCCCATGCCTCCCCATCCCATCAGGATGAACAGAAGCAGGATGGCGAACAGGTCGTCACCCCAGCCGTTGCCGTTACGGTTGTTGCCGTTTCCCATCAGCGCCAGGATGTTCGGATCCACACCGCGCTGTTGCATAAGCGCCGGAAGCATGGCCAGTATGCCATTGGTGCCGCCTCCGGAGTTCCCGTTCTCGGGGAACACAAAAGTTCTTGATTCACTCATAGTTGTATTTGTATTTTGTAGTTCCGGTCACTAATCCGACCGTGGTGCAAACATACTCAACTACACGCGCTCCGTCGAGCGTCCTGTTCTGATGTGTTTCCTTATTTGTTCCAGATATATTCCGATCATCGGCGAGGTGATGTTCCGCGCCAGCAGGCGCCGTACTCCCCGCGCCGTGCGGTTGGTCATCCCCGCTATCTGGTCGGGATACAGGCCGGCTTCCGAGAGCAGCCTGACAAGCACATATCTGGCGTCCGTGGACTCCATGTCCCTGAAGTCGCCCAGTATACGTTCCCTCGGCACTTCCGTTTCACGCTCGGTCAGGACGAGCAGGTTGAAGAAAATTTCGCTCTTGCACATAAACTTCCAATTTTTATTATTACTTTTGTGCACCACATTAAAACGGCACACGTTTGTTGCGTCAAGGACTTTAGCCCTCAGCGTGCAGCAAGCGTGTGCCGTTTATGTTTTAATGTGGTAGTTAAACTAACGGAAGCGTTGAGGGCTTTTTTATTATTAACCCTCCCTTTGTTGCATATTTATTTCATAATCACTACTTTTGTGATGGGTACATGTATTATCATCAAAACAAGTTTTCAGGGTATGTCAAGAGGTCGCAGTTCGGAACTGATCACGAAACGTAACGAGGCGCTGCTGCGCCGCTATTATTATTGGACGGAAATCCAGCGTCTTCGTTTTGACGACGCATTGAAGATCCTTTCCGAGAAGGAGTTCTTCATCAGCGTGGACCGCATCATGGCCATCATCCGTTCAAACTGCAACAGGCTGAAGGATATCGATGTCAAGCCGGTTCCCAAAATAAAGAAGCCCCGTCTTACCGCCGCCCAGCTCTCCCTTTTTACCGACTGACCGCATTATCCCACACGGTGCATTCATAGTGTGTCTCATAGACCTTTATCCCCCTGGGCATCGTGTGGAACCTGCTTCTTTTCCTCACAAGCGGTGTCTGGCAGCATTCAGGCTTGTACATCTGCAGAAGCGCGTCCACCTCTTTTGCCCGTTCCATTCTTCCGGCGGCCTTGTCCGCCGTGCCGCTGGTGTAATGCGTGTCATCATAGCAGTCAACAGCCAGCCTGACAATGACCGATACCGTTCCTTTCTGCATGTATCCGCCCGCCCCTCCCAGTGTCTGCCATTCCACCTCGGGCGTGTCAACCAGCACCATGGGGAATACCATCGGATAGGTTTCGGAGTCCCCGTCGTCACGGTAGAGCATGTCCAGCTGCCCGTAATCCTCGTCCACCTGTTTGTTCAGCCATGCTATGTTGTCGGCTATTCTTTTCTGAATGTCATTGAATAAAGTTTCCATGTCATTTTAACAATATATTGGTTATTTCCTTTTCCGTTTCCTTCCTCGTCATTTCACGCAGCTCCCGGCTTGGTCCGATGAACTGTCGCCGGGGCATGTCCGCCTTAACGTCAAGCCTCTGTTTCCTTGTCAGGGCCATCGCCTTCCATTTCAGGGCTTCGGGCGGTGCCGCCGCTGCCTTCTGCCTGCGGGCCTTTTTCCCCATCCTTCTGGTGATGCCCGCTTCCTTGAAATACATCCTCCATGCCATCTTCCGCATCTTGGCGGTCACTCTCGGATGTGTGGTCATGCGTCCCCCGTAGTTGTGGATTCCCGCATATTCCACGGCATTCCGTATCGTCACCTTGTAAGGCTCCGCCACATACTCCGAACTTCGGGACAGGCGGTTACGCCGGCTTAGCAGGGGACCGTATGCGCCCGCCGCCCCCTTGGCGGAATCCTGTCTCCTTGTTCTCTTCCAGGGATGCAGCCCTCCGTCATAAAAACCTCCCTCGCGGAAATTCCTGTTTACAAGGTTCACCGCTTTTGCCCCGATCCTGCGGGGCAGCGTCCTGCTGAAGGCCTTTTTGATTTCCTTCTCCTTCCTGCGGAGTTCCCTGACGGCGTCATTCACATTCATTTTTTTCTCCTTTCCATAAAGTCCCTTACGGTTTTTTCAGCCGAAGGATACGCATGGGCGATATAGGGATGCGTGTCGCTGAACAGCTTTCCGTCCTCCTCCGGGTTGTTGTCCAGTCCTGGTGAGGGCCGATAGTCCGATAACGGCACATCATACCCGGGTGTCGGCTTGTCGTCCGTCTGCTCCAGCGAGCATTTGCAGTTCCACCGGTCTCCGGGGCGGTGGCTTTTCCAAAACCTATGTCCTTTGGGCAAAGTCAGGTCAATCCCCCAGAACTGGGCATGTACGGGATCGGGTTCCGCGCTGGTGGTGGGAAGCCACCGCAGGTTCGGAAGGATGTCCGCATCCCTGTCGAACAGCTTCCAGTCAGCCGCCTGGCGGGCACGCAGTACCGCCGTATCGTACTCGGTTTCGAGCCAAGCCGTATTGTACGTGCCGATAATCGACTGCACGTCTTCCTGGAACCGGGAAAAAGGTTTCAGTCTTCCTTTTTCGTCCAGCAGTTGCGAGGCAATGTCGTTCTGCATCCGGTGGGTGCGGAAAGCGGAGAACACATCGAGGTTGTCGCGTATCTGCTCCAGGAACACTTCCTCCAGCCTGTCATTGTCGCTTTGACCGAATCCCTCCTCCGCCGCACGGCCGAAAGTTCTGACCGTAGCCAGGAACAGATCCTCGTCTATTTCCGTTCTTACATCAAACGTCCGGTAGAATATATCCCTCAACACTTTCGCCATCAGCTCCCTTGTGAACTCAAACGAAACGGCCGCCCCCTGCATGCGGGAATCCGCATGGCCGTGACAAAGGCGGCAGCGCTCCCCGTAGAGGTCGTTCATTACCATTTTAAAGCCCCTTTCCGCGGGGCGGCGACGAAAAAAGACCTGATACGGTTTACAATACCGTCCTCCTTTTTTCTGTCTTTCTTTCCGGCCGGTACGGGTGACGTGCCGCCTGGAACATCATCCTTGTCCCTGTCAGATGTGCCTGCCTCTTGTTTCAGCCGGTCGTAGTTCTCCGGTTTAGGGATTCCCGTAGCCTCGTACACGTATTCATCCGATACGGGGGTTCCCATCTGGCGCATCCGGGATATGATGTTTATCTCCTGCTCGGCGGTGGTTTCCTTGGGCTTGACATAATAGAATTCCCCGCCCCGTGTGTCGTATCCGAAAGCGGTGAAGATATCGGTCATGTCATAGTTCAGGGTGTTCAGCACCAGGATCCGGTCCGCCTCGTTCAGCTTTTTCTCTCCCTTCTCCTGTACGGTCCCCAGCGCCTGCGTGCCACGTTCCGAGGCCTGCGTGGTGAGCGTGTTTCCCAGCACGATCTTGCTGATCTCGTCATTGCATGTGTCGTACAGGGTCCTGTACAGGTCGGAGCTGCCGCTTTTGTTGCCGCTTTCTATCAGTTTCATCTGCGCCTCCTCCGGATGGAGGAACACCGCCGCACCTCCCTGCTCGGCCATATCCTTCACGGCCTGGTCACGGGCCTGCTCGTCACCGGCGCTGTAGGTGTACTCGCGTATGGGCATTCCGAATATCTCGCAGAACTGTGCCCAGTCGGCCATGTCGTTGCGCTTGTATATGACATACGGGGCTATCCTTGCCAGTCTTCCCAGGGAGCGTTTCTCCCCGACAAAGAGCATCGTGTGGTAATTCTCCAGCGGTTCCCCCGTGGTGTCTTCCTGCCGGTGTTTTATCAGCCCCCTCACCGGGTCATAGTTCTTTCTCGGGACGAGCCTGTAGTCCATCCATCCGCTCCCGTCCTTATAGAACTGGAACAGGGAGAACCCCCAGAAGTCCGAGTCTATCAGGTCTCCGATGAACCGGTAGAACCAGGGGGAGCGCAACAGGGTGTTGATCCCCTCGTCCGGAACGCCGTTCCTTCTGAACTCGATCTGCGAGCACTGCACGGCCGATTTCCTCTTCTCTATGACGCTTCCCGTATGCCCGTCCATAAGGATGTCCTCATAGAGGTCATACAGCCTCGTCCGCTGTGTGAAGTCCACATTGTTCGCCCCCCTGACGGCCTGCATATAGTCCGCCATATCCTTCATGAACAGCCTGGGTGCGGTGATGATGACTGTTCCCGGGGTGTTCCTGCCCGGCAGCGGCATGTTGCCGCTTATGGATATTTCTTTTTTTCTTGCCATTTCAATAGTGTGTTACACGTTTGGGATTGCTTCTTATCTGGGTGGGCAGGTTGTTCCTTGCCGTCTCCTCGTCCAGCAGGGGAGCGTCGGCTATGCTGATCTCCACCTTGCTGACCGCCTTGAGCCACTCCATCGCGCGGTCATAACGTTCCTTGCGTATGGGGGAGAACTTCTGGGGGTTGTGGATGCTGCATACATGATAGAGCGTGATGTCCTTGGCGAACATGAGTATGAGCGCGTTCCTTTCCTTGCCCTTTGCGGAGAATATCCTGTCACAGTCATAACGTGCGGACAGGTAGGAACGCATCTGCGCCACCGCCTGGTCCTCGCATATCTCCACTATGGACTCGTCCTCCCTGATGATGCTGTCCAGGATCTCCCTGTGGATGCTCGCATCGTAGTCATCCGGATTGATGAATTCAGACATGTCGTTTACCTCCTGTACTTGTTTAAACGGCGGATTGCCGCCCTTTCTATTATGACCGGCTTCTCCATGTTCCCCGCCTTCCTGTCTATGGCCCTGTTCCCTCCCTCCACGCAGTCCGGTCCGTCCGCGGGATACGGAAGGGTGAGTTCGAACATCCGGAACTGGTCAACCAGTTCCTTCATGTCCGAGGAGTCTTTCTCCTGTTCGTTGAATATGAGGTTGCCGTCACGGTCCATGGGCTCAAGGTTGGCCTCGATACGGGTTGCCTTGTCGGTCTTGCGTTCCTCGTCGGGGATGATGTTCAGCGGGATGCCGTGTTTCTTGCGCAGCCTGTTCAGATGCTTCTTTAAAACCTGTTTGAAGAAGGGGTCCTGCAGCTTGTTGTTCTCCACATAGGCGTAAACGGAAGCCTTTCCTCCCACATGTTTGTACTGTTCGAAGAACGCCTCGATAAAGTCCTCGTTCTTACCCCGGAACACTCTTGCCTTGATCACATACAGCTTTCCCTTGAGCTTGCCCAGCAGGCAGACGGACTTGAAACTGGCCTGTTTCCTCCTGCTCTCCCCCGGGGCCGGGTCCCCGTAAATGACAAGGAACCTGAATTTGTTCAAAGGAGGGACCTTCCCGAATACAAGGTTCTTGAATATGCTCCCTTCGCTGACCGGATTGTTGAAAAATTCCTTCTGTGCCGACGAGGTGCTGATAAGCGACAGGAACAGGTCTATATCCTCTTCGGAGTTCTTTTCCGGCCATGAGGAGACGCCGTCCTTATCGCGGATATTGATAATGTCCGCGTATCCTATTCCTTTCTGTCCGAGTTCCGCAGCCTTTTCGATGGCACGTGTGATGCAGCAGTCCGCAGCAATGATGTTTCCGTTAAACAGCACCCTGTAACGTCCTGAGACGGACATGGTGGGAATCAACGCCTCTTCAAGCCATTTCCACTTGGCCTTGATACGTTCCGGATTCCGGCATTCCTCGTCGGTGTCTATATCATCGATAAGGATAAAGTCAGGACGGAAATTCTTGTTACGGGTACCGCGTGGCGACTGTCCGGCACCGATAGCCCGGAAGGAACAACCGCACTGGCATGTAAATTCCCCTGTTTCCCAGGAACCCGGCTTTTTCTGTGTGCCGTAATCCTGAATGATGCGCTGGTTTTCCTCCATATTGGCCATGAAGGGCAGCAGCAGGCGTCCGGCGTTGTCCTGCGAGTTCGAGATAAGCAGCACGTTGCGTACCTGCCGGGTAAGCGCCAGCTTGATGATCTCCATCATGGCGCGTGCCGACTTGGCCAGCTCGCGCGACCATGCCCTGACCTCATACCAGCGGTCGTGCTCCATAAGACGCCGTGTCGCTTTTTTATGGAAACCGGCCGGCTCGCAGGTGTAATACTGTGCGAAATAGTAATGGAACCACGCTTCATTATCCGTTTCCAGCCGTTTCTTACGGTCCTCTATTTCAGCGGTGGAGTCGGACGGGTTAATGTCCGAACTCTCCCGGACGGATGCCACCAGGTCGTTCCATTCCGCCAGTTCGGCCCTGTCCCGGGGGGTAAGTCTGAGTTTTGCCATAGCCTTACAGTTTGGATTTTACATAGGCGTCCAGCAGCGGGACTATCTCCTTGCTGCGTGCCATGTCATAAGTGCGCAGCCACTTGACAAAGCTCTTGAAAACCGAAAGGATGTCAGCCAGCCCCACATCCGTTTCCATCTTTTTGATGGACCCGGTTATTTTGGCTATGGTGTCCGATTCGGCCGTGCTGGCGAATCTTTCCCCCTCGGGTCTCCCGTTGATGGCATTGTTCAGTTCGGCAAGCTGGAGATACAGGTTCTTGAGCTGTTCTTCCCGTGTCATGGTGATGGATACCTTGTACCGTTCCCAATTGCCTTCACCGGCCCACCGGGAGACAGTCTGACGTTTTACCCCCACACGCTCGGCAATCTCCGCGTGTGTCAGTTCTTCATTAAGGTAAATAGTCCTTGCAAAATCTTTTTTCTGCCTGCTGGTCAGTTCCGCCATTTTTTCATCTTTTTTATTTACGGCAAAATTCGTATTTAAATATATGATTTGCAATATATTGAATTTATGATACTGTCTTATGGCGTCATCATGAGGTTGTAAAGTTGCATCATGTCCCAATGGTGTTGACTGTAGTAAAAAAACTCTCCATATTTGCACCGTAATTTTAAGACGACCGATGAAAAAGCGATACTTTAACATGATACCCTCCCCTGATACCGCCTGCATCCTCCTGTACGGGGAGATCGGCGGTTTTGACGGGATCAACGACAGGGACATTGTTTCCGAGCTGTATGAATACGCTTCCATGTACAGGAGCATAGACGTGCGTGTGAACTCCCCGGGAGGGAGCGTGTATGCAGGCATGGCCATATTCAACGCCCTCAGGGCCAGCGATGCGGATATAACCATCTATATCGACGGCATTGCCGCAAGCATGGCCAGTGTCATCGCCCTGTGCGGGAAACCGGTATATATGAGCCAGTACGCCCGTCTGATGCTCCATAACCCTTATGGGGGGTGTTACGGCAACAAGGAGGAGATGAAAGCCGTCGCCGAGCAGCTGGAGGCGCTGGAGGATACGCTTGCGGACATGTACGCTTCCAAGACCGGGAAAACCCGTGAGGAGATAAAGGATGCCTATTTCGACGGGAAGGACCATTGGATTACCGCCAAGGAAGCCAGGGAGATGGGATTCATTGACGGTATCTATGATATCGACGAGAAAGTGGATGCCGGGACGCAGCAGGAAGTTTATGCCGCATTCCAGGCCCGGCTGGGCAATCAAACATTAAATACAGGTAATATGATGTATGAAGAATTGAAGAAGAGACCATCCTTCGCCTCGTGTGCGACGGATGAGGACGTAGTGCGCACGCTCTCCTCCCTTGAAAGCAAGGCGGGACAGTATGACGCGCTGGTAAAGGAACGTGACACGCTCAAGGCGAGTCTGGACGGATATGTCGAGAAGGAGCGCGAGGCCAGAAAGGCCGAGATCAAGAACCTTCTCGAGGACGCCATGCAGGACGGGCGTATCGCCCCATCCGACCGTGACGCGTATCAGGCGGTGCTGGAGAAGGATTATGAGAACGGGAGAAGGATTGTCGACGGGCTTGCGAAGAAAAAAAGCGTGGATGATGTTCCGGATACCCCGCTACAGGACAAATCCGGATGGAATGACAACTGGAAAGAAATCCGGAAAAAGAACGGTTTTAACTAAAAAATGAAAAGATTATGGCTGTAACTATCAAGAATACGAATTATGACGGTGAGGTACTCGACAGGATACTCACCAAGGCGGCCACAGGCAACGAGCTGGTACAGAAGGGGCTGATCAACCTCGTGCCCAATGTGACGAAGAAATACTCCATTCCCCGGCTGAAAACGAACAAGATGCTGCGCAAACGCGTGGAACAGCCTGAGGACAAGGACTCCAAAGGGGATTTCATTTATTCGGAGAAGGTGCTTGAGCCGAAAGACTTCATGGCCTTTACCACGTTCAACCCCCGCTCTTTCGAGCAGATATGGCGTCCGTTCCAGCCCAAAGGGGAACTGGTATTCCGGGAGCTTCCCCCCAATGTGCAGAACGTCCTTCTGAAAGCCCTGTCCGACCAGGTGGATTTTGAACTCGGATACCACTTCGTCAACGGCATCTATGTCGATGATGAGGAGGATGACGAGCACCTGTTCAACGGCATTCTGATGCGTGTCTATGAAGATCCTGAGGTAATCCGTGTGAACTCCCCGAAAGACGACACCATGATTGAACGTCTGATGCGCGTGCGCAAGGCAACTCCCCAGGTTCTCCGCAACAATCCCAATTTTGTGTATATCATGTCCGTTGACGATGCCGACCGGTATGACGACGAGCTTATCCTGCGCGAGGGAAAGGGCGTGAACTGGACTGATACCAGCGCCATGCGCTTCAAGGGGACTACGATCAAGACCGTATCCTCATGGCCGGACGGTCTGATCATCGGAACAGTGGCTACACCGACCGAGCAGTCCAACTTCTGGGGAGCGGTCAACCTGCAGAACGACTTCAACGTGATCCAGATTGACAAGCTGACCAATGCCGGAGAACGTTACTTCTTCAAGATGCTCATGACCGCGGACACGAACACGGCGTTCGGTGAGGAGGTGGTCATGCTGGACGCGCGTGAGGGGAATGTCATCACAACATCCAGCACCACGATCACAATGAAATCGCAGGATGACGCCATCGAGCTGACTCCCGAAACAGACCAGACCTATACCATTGAGGCGGCCGCGGTACATGCGGGAGCGCGCCTGTCCGTGTCCAACAAATCGGCTGGGCATAAAGCAACCGTGCAGGGTACGGAAGTCGCGCCAGGCAAGACTGTATCCCTCTATTATGACGGAAAGTCATGGTTTGAGGGGGATGTGAAGGAAATAACACTTTCAAGCGATCTTGCCGGACAGGAAAGCAAGGCTGCTGTCAGTGCGTCTGCGGAAAGTCTGGAGGAATGATTATGGCGACACCAAGAGGACTACGAAACAATAACCCGGGGAACCTCCGCCTGTCAGGTGACAGGTGGAAGGGCCTCCGCCCGGTGCAGACGGACAAGGAGTTCTTCCAGTTCACCGACATGAGATACGGCTACCGTGCCATGCTCATCACCTTGAGGAACTACCGGAAGAAACACGGTTTGAGGACCCTCTCCCTTATGATCGGGCGTTACGCCCCGTCCACGGAGAACGACACCCGCGCCTACCTTTCAAGCGTATGCGGCGAGCTTCAGGTTCCAACCACCTACGAGCCGGACGTGGATGACAAGGGGACGATGTGCCGTCTGGCCGCCGCGATGAGCCGGGTGGAGAACGGCGTGCCTGCCGTCATGGCGGACATAGAGGCCGGCTGGGACATGATCTGAAAAATGATATGCGTATGGACTGGGGCACTGTATTCGAACTTCTCCAGCAGTGGCTGGCCCCCACGGGGTGCATAGCCATGGCAATAGGCTGGTGGCGTGACCGCAGGCTCGTCAAGGTCCGTGCGGTCAAGGAGAACGAGGGCACATACAAGCAGTTGTATGACGACCTCTCCGAGACGACTTTACATTTAAGCGACCAAATACGAAAAGTCAATGAGAAAATTATCGTTCTGGAACAGGCACTGCGTAAATGCTACCAGTGCAAGTATGCTGAGCGCTGTCCTGCTGTTGTCTGGATGCGCAGCAAACAGGGAGAGCCGAACAGCCGTCCGCTCGGGCTCTCTTCAGAGGAGCGTAACCGGGGAAATAATCTTCGGCAAGGCCCCGACGACTCTGACGAGCCTGGCACTGAAACCCGGGCTCCTCCGGACGATAGGCGGCCTTCCGGCCGGCATGGGCGTGACGGAGCAGCATGAGGGTCTGGACCTGAGGGTGGAATCGGACGGGGAAGGCGGCGTGAACGTCACGGCCGTCTCACATGCCCGGCCGGAGATCACCGTAAGGGAGACCTCGGACCTGAGATGGGAGTCAGAGGAGAGTACGGCCGAGGAAAAACAGCCGGTTCCCTCTTTTTGGGAGCGGACAAGGACGAAGGTGTTGTGCTGTTTTGTCCTCCTGCTTCTCTTCTGGGGGCTCCGGCGGTTTAAAAACAAATCAAAGAACAATTAAAACATAAATCATTATGCCAGAAACGAATACCGGCGCCATCTATGGCGTGAAAGCTCTTAAACATAACGGGAAGGCTCTCGGACTGATATCCGAGGACGGGCTGCAGCCCGGAGGCGACTCGCCTTCCAAGACCCGCATCTGGGCGGCGCAGAAACGCAACGCGCCGTTCGCCGTGCTCAAGTCCACACCGGGCACCAAGACATGGACGTTCACGCTCATCGAGCTGTCCGCGGACAACATGATACAGGTGATGGGCGGAACGAAGGAAAGTACCGGAATCTACGTGCCTCCTACGGAGGACAAGGACGTGCAGGGCGTGTTTGACATCGAAACCGTGACCGGCCACACGATCCGGATCTACAACGGGGTGCTCACCTGCAATTTTGCCAACGGCATCAACTTCAGCAACGTGCTGGGCATCGAGTGCGAGCTGGAGATGCAGGAGGCCGGGGAGAATCCTCCCTACAAGATCTTCGCCCCGGGTGACGTCGTACCGGAATATCCCGAGTTATGA